ATCTATAGGTGGTCTAGACCTGATCGTAAGCACATCGGAGGAGGACCACAAGTTCTCCAACCGGGAAGCTGAGGTGATAGAAACACCGATAGGCTATGAGGGTCCAATAAAAAAAGGTGATATCCTTTTGGTCCATCACAACGTATTTAAGTATTACAACGACATGAAGGGGAACAGGAGGAGTGGCAAAAGCTTCTTTAAGGACGACATGTTCTTCATAGAGCCTGATCAGTTCTTTATGTACAAGAGTGACAGCAGATGGATGGCCCATGACAGGTTCTGTTTTGTTGAGCCTATACCTCCTCAGGACTGCTACATTGTTAAGCCAATGAGTGAGGAGCCCTTGATGGGTAAAATGCTTTACCCCAATGAGTACCTCAGGTCGATGGGTTTAAAGAAGGGTGACATTGTTGGGTTTGACCCGGAGGTGAAATATGAATTTAATGTAGATGGCAAAAAGATGTACAGGCTTTACGACCATCAGATAACTCTAGCATTATGAACAGTAAAGACATAAAGCTTAAGATAATACAGGCCGGAGAGAAGGCAGTAAAGGAGCTGATCAAGGTAGCTCAGGAGGACATAATCAAGCCTGATCCTGACGATGAGTTGGCTGCTGACAGGCTAAAGAACGCTGCGGCCACAAAGAAGCTTGCTATATTCGATGCCTTTGAGATCTTAACTAGGATAGAGCAGGAGAAAGAAAACATTGAGATGTCCGAGAGGGGGCCATCTAGAACAGATACTAATGTAGGTTTTGCAGAAAGAAGGTCGAGGAAATAAGTTATATACCGTATTAGAGGGTTATGTTCCGTCTAGTGTTCTTAAGACTAAGAACAGGAGCAGGACTTGGGTGTATGGATATAATGAGAAGTATGACCTGATTGTAATATCAAAGACCGGACAGATTGGAGAGATCGTAAACATATACGGTCTTGTTGTAGCACTACCAAAAACCTCCCATCAGTGGGAGAAAACTAAGCAGGACTATTGGGTAAGGGAGGAGCTACCAAAGCCTCTTCAGAAGATACAGTCTATATTCCAATGGAACGAGATGCCATCGGCATTTAAGGACAAGTGGGTTGACTACATTGAGGAGGAGTTTGACCGTAGAGAGTTTGGCTATTGGTTTCAGAACAACGGCAAGCCGACTTACATAACCGGGGCTCACTACATGTACCTTCAGTGGTCTAGCATTGACGTTGGGTATCCTGACTTCAGGGAGGCCAACAGGATCTTCTTTTTATTTTGGGAAGCATGCAAGGCTGACAAGAGAAGCTTTGGGTTGGACTACTTAAAGATCAGGCGGTCCGGGTTCTCGTTTATGTCATCATCTGAGTGTGTCAACGTAGGCACATTAGCTAAGGACTCTAGGATCGGTATACTATCTAAGACCGGGCCTGATGCTAAGAAGATGTTTACCAACAAGGTTGTCCCCATTGCAAACAGGCTTCCGTTCTTCTTCAAGCCTATACAGGATGGTATGGACAAGCCGAAGACTGAACTAGCGTTCCGGGTTCCTGCATCCAAGATCACAAAGAAGAACATGTACGACATTGATCAGGAGCAGATGGAGGGATTGGATACTACTATAGATTGGAAGAACACAGACGACAACTCCTACGATGGTGAGAAACTATTGTTCCTAGCCCATGATGAAAGTGGTAAGTGGCTCAAGCCAAATAACATCCTGAACAATTGGAGGGTTACCAAGACATGTCTTCGTTTGGGTAGTAAGATAATTGGCAAGTGCATGATGGGGTCTACCTGTAATGCATTAGACAAGGGGGGTGGTAACTTCAAGAAGTTATTTGAGAGCTCGGATGTACTCAACAGGAATGCCAATGGTCAGACCAAGAGTGGATTGTACTCCTTATTTATACCTATGGAGTGGAACATGGAGGGATTCATAGATCGTTACGGCATGCCTGTGTTTAGAAAACCGGACGAGCCTGTTGTTGGTATAGATGGCGAGATGATAACAAACGGAGCCATTGACTATTGGGAGGCTGAGGTTGAGTCACTGAAGGATGACCCTGACGCACTGAATGAATTTTACAGACAGTTCCCAAGGAGTGAGTCACATGCATTCAGGGATGAGAGCAAGTCATCACTGTTCAACCTGACTAAGATATATCAGCAGATAGACTACAACGACTCTATGATCAATGAGCACTTCTTAACAAGGGGAAGCTTTCATTGGCAGGACGGTCAGAAGGACACCAAGGTTATATTCAGCCCTGACACAAGGGGCAGGTTCTTGGTTAGTTGGACACCTCCTAAGAACATGCAGAACAATGTCATATCTCAGAGAGGGGTCAAGCGTCCGGGCAACGAGCATGTGGGAGCTTTTGGCTGTGACACCTACGACATATCCGGAACGGTAGGTGGTGGTGGATCGAAGGGTGCGCTCCATGGGTTGACTAAGTATAACATGGATGACGCACCTAGCAATGAGTTCTTCTTGGAGTATGTTGCTAGGCCACAGACAGCAGAGATATTTTTTGAGGACGTACTGATGGCGTGTGTTTTCTATGGGATGCCCATCCTTGTGGAGAACAACAAGCCAAGGCTACTGTATCATTTTAAGAACAGGGGGTACAGGCATTTCTGTCTGAACAGACCTGATAAGCATTACAATAAATTATCTAGAACAGAGAAGGAGTTGGGTGGTATCCCTAACACCTCTGAGGATGTCAAGCAGGCTCATGCTGCAGCCATAGAGTCCTATGTTGAGAAGTATGTTGGACTTGATTTCTCGGGAGCATACCGGGAGCCGGATGTGATAGGGTCAATGCCATTTACAAAGACGCTCATTGATTGGGCTAAGTTTGATATAAACAACAGGACCATGCACGATGCGTCAATAAGCTCGGGTTTGGCGATTATGGCTACTCAGAAGCACCTATATGTGCCTGAAAAAAAAGAGTCAAAAATAAGCATTAACTTTGCTAGATACAATAACAGGGGTAGAACAAGTGAATTAATTACATAATGAAAGACGTAAAAGTAAGCATTACATCTGCCGGATTTCCAAGCCAATTTGTCTCTGATGCAGAGAAGGCTAGTGATGAGTTTGGTCTTCAGATAGGACAGGCCATACAGTACGAGTGGTTTCGGAGAGATGGCAATCAGTGTCGGTACTATAATCAATGGAGAGACTTTCACAGGCTGAGACTATACGCAAGAGGAGAGCAGTCGATAGCTAAGTACAAGAACGAGCTTGCTATTGATGGAGACCTGTCTTACTTAAATCTTGATTGGACCCCTGTACCGATCATCCCTAAGTTTGTAGACATTGTTGTTAACGGAATGTCTGACAGGTTGTTCAAGGCCAAGGCGTTCTCTCAGGACGCAATGTCTCAGGCTAAGAGAAGCAAGTATCAGGACATGATCGAGGGTCAGATGGTTGCAAAGGATATGCTCTCAACAATAGAGCAGAACACAGGACTTCAGATGTTTGTCACATCCCCTGAGGAGCTACCCCAAAATGACGAGGAGCTTGCCCTGTATATGCAGCTTAAGTACAAGCCTGCCATCGAGATAGCAGAGGAGGAGGCTATAGACACCCTGTTCGAGGAGAACCACTACCTAGATCTTAGAAAGCGTTTTGATTATGACCTAGCTGTTTTAGGTATTGCAGTTGGTAAGCATGAGTTCCTTCCCGGTGCAGGAGTAAAGGTATCATACGTTGACCCTGCTAATGTGGTATACAGCTACACTGAAGACCCTCACTTTAAAGACTGTTTTTATTGGGGAGAGATAAAGACTGTTCCAATTACCGAGACAAGAAAGATAGACCCTAGCCTAACCAACGAGGACTTGGAGAAGATATCCAAGTATAGTCAGTCTTGGTATGATTACTTTAATGTAGCTCAGTACTATGATAATGATATTTTTTATAGGGATACCTGTACTCTTATGTACTTCAACTACAAGACCACTAAGAAGTTTGTCTACAAGAAGAAGATACTTGAAGGAGGTGGCAGCCGGGTAATAGAGAAGGACGATCAGTTCAACCCACCTGTAGAGATGATGGAGGAGGGGAGATTTGAGAAGATAGAGAAGACCATTGACGTATGGTACGAGGGCGTTATGGTTATGGGAACAAACATCCTGCTTAAGTGGGAGTTAGCTGAGAACATGGTAAGACCAAAGTCAGCAAGTCAGCACGCCATTCCAAACTATGTAGCTGTAGCTCCAAGGATGTACAAGGGAGTTATTGAGTCTATCACAAGAAGGATGATCCCATTCGCTGATCTTATTCAGATGACCCACCTGAAACTACAGCAGGTAATATCTAGGGTTGTACCTGATGGTGTGTTCATTGATGCTGATGGTCTCAACGAGGTAGACCTTGGTACGGGCAATGCTTACAATCCGGAGGACGCATTAAGGCTATACTTCCAAACGGGTAGTGTAATAGGTAGGAGCTATACGCAGGATGGTGACTTTAATCAGGGAAGGGTTCCGATCAAGGAGCTCAATAGTAACTCGGGGGCTGCTAAGACTCAGATGCTTATAACAAACTACAACCACTACCTTGACATGATCAGGACGGTTACCGGACTAGGTCCTAGGGATGCTCAGGTTCCTGATCCTAACTCATTGGTTGGTCTTCAGAAGTTGGCGGCACTGAACTCCAACACAGCAACCCGTCACATATTGGATGGTAGCCTGTATATCTATAGGTCTTTATCTGAGGCTCTATCCTACAGGATAGCAGACATATTAGAGTATGCTGACTTTAGGGATGACTTTGCTAATAAGATTGGTAAGTACAACGTAAGTATATTGAATGACATATCTGACCTGTACATCTACGACTTTGGTATATTCATCGAGGTTTCCCCGGACGAGGAGGAGAAGGCACAGCTAGAGGCCAACATTCAGATGGCACTATCGAAGAATGATATTAATCTTGAGGACGCTATTGACATAAGAGAGATCAAGAACATTAAGTTGGCTAATCAACTCTTGAAGATGAAGCGGGTAAGGAAGCAGGAGAAGGAGCAGCAGATGCAGATGCAACAACAGCAGGCTCAGGCTCAGGTTCAGATGCAGTCTCAGCAGATGGCTGCACAGACAGCTATGCAGAAGATACAGGCCGAGACTCAGTCTAAGATACAGGTTAAGCAGGCAGAGATTGCTTTCGAGATTGAGAAGATGTCTAACGAGGCAGAGCTCAAGCGTCAGTTGATGCAGGTTGAGTTTGACTACAACATGCAGCTATCAGGCATGCAGGCTGAGGGATTAGCTGAAAGAGAGAAGTCTAGGGAGGATGCTAAGTCTAAGAGAATTAGTCAGCAGAACACCGAGCAGTCTCAGCTTATTAATCAGAGGAAGAATAATCTTCCACCACAGAATTTTGAATCAAACGAAGACAGCTTAGATGGTTTCGATTTAGCGGAATTTTCACCTAGATAAGCGTCTTTATTTTTTATGTAACTTTGTAAAAATCAAATCTAATGGAAATTAAGGTAAGAGAAGTAGGTGGTTCGGAAGAGAAATCCGTACAGGAAGTAGAGAAGGAATTGCTAGATAAGCATGAAGATTCTCTAGAAGAGACACCTAAAGAAGAAGCGGTCAATGAGACTGTGGAAGAGACAAAGGCTGAAGAGCCTGTGGAGATGACCGACAATGACGTTCTTTCATTTATTAAAGACAGATACGATAGGGAGATAAGCTCTATGGATGAGCTCCTAGCCGAGAGAGAGGTTAAGGAGGATCTACCTGAAGATGTGGCTTCCTATCTAAAGTATAAAAAAGAGACAGGTCGAGGGATCAATGACTATGTTAAGCTACATAGGGACTTTGACTCCATGGACCCGGATTCTTTATTAAAAGAATATTTCATGGCTACCGAGGAGGGATTAGACTCTGAGGACATTGAGGCCATGATGGATGACTTTATTTACGATGAGGATCTAGACGATGAGTCTGACATCAAGAAGATAAAGTTAGCCAAGAAAAAAGAAATTGCTAAAGCTAAGAAGTATTTCGAAGAACAGAAGGAATCTTACGCTGCACCGCTTGAGTCAAGCCGGGGTTCTGTTTCCGAGGAAGAGAAGAAGGAAATCGAAAGTTATAAGCAATACATAGCAGAAGCTGAAACTCAGAAAAAGGAGGGAGAGAGAAGGAGAGATTGGTTCTCCAAGAAGACCGAGGAGTTATTCAATAGTGAGTTCAAAGGTTTTGAATTTAAACTAGATGACGACAAGGTTGTGACTTTTTCTCCGGGTGACGCAGATCAGTTAAAGAAGGCCCAAGAGACACCGATGAATTTCATCAACAAGTATCTCAACGAAGAGGGTATGATCACTGACGCTGCCGGATACCACAGAGCATTAGCGATGGCTATGAATCCTGATAAGTTTGCCAAGTTCTTTTATGAGCAGGGCAAAGCTGAAGCGACTGAGGATGTGATGCGTAAAACTAAAAATGTCAACATGACTGAACGCAGAGCTCCCGAGGTTACTTCTAAATCAGGGACAACTGTGAGGTCTTTGTCAAACGACTCAGGTCGTGGGTTAAAGATTCGCAGTCCAAGAAACAGAAGTTAAATAATTTAAAAACGAAAAAAAATGGCAGGTTCAGTATTAGCCACGCCGGGGTTCCAACTTCAGCCTAGCGCAGAGCAGGTTCCTTTGGCAACAAACTACATTACCGACTTCAACTTCCTCGACCAATATCTACCTGATACATACGAGAAGGAATTTGAGCGATATGGTAATCGAACAATCTCCTCATTCTTAAGAATGGTAGGAGCAGAAATGCCTTCTAACTCTGACCTTGTAAAGTGGGCAGAGCAAGGAAGACTTCACACAAAATATGTAGACTGTACATCAGGCGCAGCAGCAGGATCAGATACAGCTACAATCACTATTAACGACACGTTAGTACCGGGATCAGGTAGCATCGCTATCCGAGTAGGTCAGACTATTGTTGTAACTGAGAACGCAGGAGGTGGACAGAATAAAGCTGTTGTTACTGCTGTTGACACAGCAGCAGGTACAATAGATGTTGCTTACTACGAGGGAGCAGGTCAAGCTTTTGCAATAGCAACAGCATGTACTATCTTCATCTATGGTTCTGAGTTCCAAAAAGGAACTGCAGGAATGCAGGGCTCTTTGGAGGCTGACGATGAGATCTTTGACAACAAGCCAATTATCTTGAAAGATAAGTACGCTGTTAGCGGATCTGACATGGCTCAGATCGGATGGGTTGAAGTAACAACTGAGAACGGAGCTACAGGATACCTTTGGTACTTGAAGTCTGAGCACGAGACTCGTCTACGATTTGACGACTATTTAGAGACAGCAATGATTGAAGCTGTTCCTGCTGAAGTAGGATCAGGAGCAATTGCTGAGCTAGGTGTTGTTGGTGTAGCCGGATCAGCAGGTTCAGAAGGGATCTTTTACGTTGTTGGTCAAAGAGGAAATGTATGGGGAGGTGGTAACCCTGCTACTCTTGCTGAGTGGGATACCATTATCAGCCGACTTGATAACCAAGGGGCTATTGAAGAGAACGTAGTTTTCTTGGATAGAAACTTTGGGTTCGATGTTGACGATATGTTAGCAGCTCAGAACTCATACGGTGCAGGTGGTACTTCTTACGGTCTGTTTGACAACGATGAGGAAATGGCTCTTAACCTTGGATTCTCCGGATTCCGAAGAGGCTATGACTTCTACAAGACTGATTGGAAATACTTGAATGACCCAACAATGCGAGGTGGTCTACCGACAGGTGCAGGATCAGGGCGTGTAAATGGACTATTAGTCCCTGCAGGTTCTACAACTGTATACGATCAAATCCTTGGCAAGAACGCTAAGAGACCATTCCTTCATGTTCGATATCGAGCTTCTCAAACTGAGGATCGAAGATATAAGACTTGGATCACAGGTTCAGCAGGTGGCGCAGCTACTAGCGACCTTGATGCAATGGAGGTTAACTTCTTGTCAGAGAGATGTGTTTGTACCATGGGTGCGAATAACTTCTTCTTGTTCCAAGAGTAATATTACATGTTCATCTGATATTGGGGGCCTTAGTGCCCCCTTTATTAAAACCTCCCATCAGTGGGAGAAAAATTTAATACAATGAAATCTAAATTAAAAGACAAGACATACAAGCTTACAAGGGGTGCGGCTCCCTTATCTTACATACTGCCCGTAAGAAACACTAGATCATTCCCACTACTTCATTTTGACGAGAAGACTCAGACCAACCGAGCACTCAGATATGCTAGAAATCAGAACAGCCCATTTGAGGACGAGCAGGATGGTCAGGCGATTGTTGAACCTGTAATATTTGAGGATGGCTTCTTGTCAGTTCCAAGAACTAATCCTGTGCTACAGGAGTTCCTTCACTATCATCCATACAACGGAGTTAGGTTCGTTGAGATTGACGATAAGAAGGATGCTGAGCAGGAGCTAGAGCAAATGAACATGGAGGCTGATGCTCTTCATGAGGCTAGGAACTTAAGCGTGGAGGATCTTGAGAACTTAACTCGAGTTCTTTTCGAGAGAAACCCTGACTCATTAAGTACGGCAGAGCTCAAAAGAGACATGATCCGGTATGCTAAGGCATATCCTGCAGATTTTATGAAGGCAGTATCTGATCCTAATCTGAGCTACGAGTCAAATATTCAAAAGTTCTTTGATCAAAAATTATTATCTTTCAGGAATAATAAGAAGGAGGTATACTTCAACACCCCTTCTAATAAAAAGAGAATGCTGATGATTCCATTTGGAGAGGACCCCATGTATGTGGTATCCTCCTACCTAAAGAGTGATGATGGATTGGATGCATTAAAGATGTTAGAAAATCAACTTTCATGATTTCTGCTTTCCATGATTTAGTTGAGAGGGGTTCAAAAATGAGCCCCTCTTTTTTTTTGTTTATCTTTGTGAAAAGGGTTGAAAATGATAAACTCAGTTAGGAATACTGTACTCTCGGTATTGAATAAAAATAACTACGGATACTTATCTCCTTCAGACTTTAACCTGTTTGCTAAGCAGGCGCAGTTAGATTTGTTTCAGGACTACTTCTATCAGTACAATTATCAGGTAATGAAAGAAAACACTCGTCAGTCCGGAACAGGATACGCTGATATAAAGAAAGGTCTTGAGGAGGTTATTGATCTGTTCTCGGTAACTAATGACCTTACTCATATTGCTGACAACAGGTTCTCTGCTCCATCAATAACAACTACCGGGGATGATTACTACCTGATACTAAAGGTTCTTTGCTACGATGCCTCTGTGCCACCTAGGGTATTTAAGGGTGAGGCTGAGAAGGTACATCAAAGCAAGATAACCATGCTCAACAACTCGATGCTGACAGCTCCATCTGAGCTGTTCCCGGCATACACATTAGACGGAGACACCATCACTGTATTCCCATCTACATTCGATGCTCCAACCGAGGTTGAGTGCAACTACATCAGGTATCCTAAAGATCCTAAGTGGACATATGTGTCACTGACGAATGGGGAGCCAACCTTTGATCAGAGTGCTGCAGACTTTCAGGACTTTGAGCTTAGCATAGAGGATGAGGTTACATTGGTATTAAAAATATTACAGTACGCAGGAGTATCTATTAGAGAGGCTGAGGTATATGGCTTTGCTAACTCGGAGGAGACTCAGGATATTGCTGAAGAAAAATAAGACATGGCGTATTTAAGTGCATATCAGTATTACGAAAACGCAGGAGCAGTTCCTGAGGATGCCAATTGGGGATCATATCAGTATGTAAGCTTGTCTGACATTGTCAACAACTTCATGTTGATGTACTCGGGCAACCACTCTTTGATAAACAACGAGCCTAGATATAAGGTCCTGTTCCATGCGAAGAGGGCAATACAGGAGCTCAACTACGATGCATTCAAAGAGATAAAGGTCCTAGAGCTATCGGTGTGTGATACACTGAGATTTGTTCTTCCTTCGGATTATGTGAATTGGGTAAGGATATCCATGTATAAGGATGGATACCTACGGCCATTGACTGAGAACATTCAAGCTACCTCAGCTAGAGCATACCTTCAGGACAACAACTGCAAGATATTGTTCGATGCTGCAGGCAATGTGTTGGAGCCTGAGTTCTCAACGCTTGACCTTGAAAGAATTACCGGGACAAAGAAGAGCATCTACCTGAACAAGGGCAGTCAGTTTGATGGGGTAGAGGGATACTGCTGTGATGGAGAGTGGTATTTTGAAAGAGCTATAGGTGCTAGATATGGTCTCAACAACGAGACAGCTAACTTCAATCCTACCTTTGGTATAGACAAGAAGTCCGGAGTGATCAACTTCAGCTCTGACATGGCAGGAGAGCTTTGTGTATTGGAGTATGTGTCCGATGGTATGGAGGGCGGTGTTGATTCAGATATCACTGTCAATAAATTATTTGAAGAGTTTGTGTATGCCTACATCAGGTATGCTATACTAAGCACTAAGCTTGGTGTTCAGGAGTACATTGTAATGAGGGCTCGAAAGGAGAAGTCGGCGTTGCTTAGAAACGCTAAGATCAGAATAAGTAACATACACCCGGGCAGGTTATTGATGAACCTTCGTGGACGACAAAAGTGGATAAAGTAGCATGGCTAATATTCAGAGGAACTTTATAAAGGGGAGGATGAATAAGTCGCTCGATGAGAGGCTTATCCCAAATGGTGAGTATGTAGATGCTTTGAACGTAAGGCTAGGCTCAACTGAAGATTCTGAGATTGGCTCTGTAGAAAACACTAAGGGTAATGAGAGACTGTCGGAGCTAACATTTATTGATGGCACAGCCTTGAGTGAAGACGCAAGGTGTATCGGTGCTATTGGTGATGGAGCTAGAGAGACTATCTATTGGTTCGTTCACGATCCCAACTTTCCAATAAGCCCCGCCCTTCCTACCGGGAAGCTAGACATGATTGTCTCTATCAATGTAGAGAGCTCGTTGCTTATATATCACGTAGTAAGTGTCAACGATGGAGGCAATGTAAACACCTCACTGAACTTCAACCCTACCTACCTGATCACCGGGGTTGACATGGTTGACGACCTGTTGTTGTTCACAGACGACTATAATGCGCCAAGGAAGATAAACATAAGAAGAAATTACACCAACCCTGCTATTGGGGGAGGTGTTGAATACATTGATGGTGGGGGAACAACTGCCTTAGCCGACCTCCTTAAAGAGTCGCTTCTTGTTATAAAGCGGCCACCCATTGCAGCTCCCGCCATCACAACATTTAACTCAGGAGCTCAGGAGAACTTCATGGAGGAGCGATTCATCTGCTTTGCCTACAGATATCGCTATGAGGACAATGAGTACTCTGCTACCTCTCAGTTCACAGCTCCTGCATTTGTCCCCGGACGGTTCTCTTACAATATAACATCGAAGTTAAATGATGGAATGGAGAACACAATCAACAATGCTACCGTAACGGTCAACTCGGGAGGGCCCTTGGTTGTTGGTTTCGATATCCTGTTTAAGGAAGATACTGACAGTACCATTAAGGTTATTGAGAAGTTTGATAAGCAAGAGTTGGGTATTGCAGACGACACTGACTACTCTATTGTTTTTGACAACGGTAAGATATACACTATCCTACCTGACTACGAGATACTAAGGCTGTATGACAACGTACCACGATTTGCTCAGGCTCAGACCATAATGGGTAATCGTTTGATGTATGGAAACTATGTAGATGGTTACGATCTAACTGATGCTAATGGCAACCCAACAAGGTTCGAGTACTCAGCAGAGCTTATATCCGAGGATATCAACATAGTAAATGTTCCTGTTTCTTTAAGCACAGGCACTTATAATATTGACCCCGGAGCTCTTGGCCATACTGTTGTTAACTCTATTATGAAAATAGATTTGTCAGGGATATCTCTTGATCAGGGCGGTGTGTTAGGTATTGATTTTGAGTTTGAAAATCAAAGCTTTACAGGGGCTACTCCACCTGTACAAACCCAACCAACTCAACTTTCGTTCGCATACTCTCTACCTAGAGACTACACAAGTGTTTATGACTTAGCCTCTGATGTTAACTTTATCGAGGCTGTTGGGGCAGCTTATAATATAAAGCCTGTAGCTACGTCTTGTGATGGGACTACTTGGACTGACATATTCAATTGTATTATCCCGGGAAGCCTAGGCGCATTTGCAGAAAACGAAAGTGGAATAAATGCAGGGGGTGAGCCGATATCTATTATATCTAGCCCATCATCTAACGAGATAGGGTTTCAGCTTGTAGCAATGAGGTTCACAGACCCGTCAGGCCCAACGGATTCGTATGAGTATTATACGATTAATACTGCCATAGATGCCAATTATGCGAGTCAGGGAGCTCCATCAAGTTTGCACAGCAATAGAAGTTACGAGCTAGGGATTGTTTATATGGATGAGTTTAACAGGTCAACCATAACATTAGTAAGCCCTAATAACTCTGTTCATGTTCCTTGTGAATTATCACCTAATAAGAACTACATAAGAGCTACCATACCTGCTACTCAGAAACCACCATCGTGGGCTACTAGGTATAAGTTTGTATTGAAAGCTGACCGGGAGGATTACGAGACAATATACAGTCAGTTCTATTATCTCGACACTCTTACAAACGAAACCTACATATTGCTAGAAGGAGAGAACGCTAGAAAGGTTGAGGAGGGAGATAGGTTTATTGTTAAGGCAGATGCTTTAGGTCCATTATCTTCTTGTGCGTATACTACCGTCTTAGAGAAGGAGTCTAAGCCTTCAGGCTTCCTTCTTCCTCCTGCTCCTACTTTGCCTTCAGGGGTCTACATGAAAATACTAGCTAGAGACTTTAGCACAACCACAACAATAGGTGGCGTAAACACATCTATATTTGAGGACTCTATTGATGCGGATGCGTACGACAGTAATACTGCAATGGCTACTGTCGATGAGATTCGAGGCTATGATGCGTCGGGAAATGTTGATATACCTGCAGGTTCAATAATAGAATTTAGCATATCAAACATAAGAAATGGGGTGGGGAATCAATGTGGTCCTAGAAAGATGTCGTATAGCGGAACATTTACTGCTATCGCTGACTACTCAAATCTTAAGGAGTGGTGGGAAGCAAACAATATAATAACGGCTATAAACTCTAATTATAGTGCCACTAGCTCTACTCAGAATGTGGAAGCTGTACAGTGTCCTCCCTCATCATCATGGTTTTCAACTCCCGGATGTGCTCCTATAAGTTATTCCGGGGCAGCAGCAATCGTTGGAAGTGTTGATAAGATATATCTTGATTGGCAAACAGATGGTGCGGGATTAGTAAGGTTGCAGATTCTATCTTCCTTTAGTTGCACAGGTATTAATC